GCTGGCGGCGCTGGTGTTCCTGCCGGCGGCGCGCTCGAGCTTGTCGAGCTCGGCATTGGCCCGGCGCACATCGCCGGTCTCAATGGCCACCCGCAGGGATGCGATGTCGGTCATTTGCTGGCCTTTCTGGCGGCCTCGGCTGCGCGCTTCTCGGCGGCCTCGGCGTGGACGGCAAGGCAGGCGTCATCCATGCGACGCAGCGCGTCCACCTCGTTGAAGGTGGGGCGCCGGCCGGTCAGATGCGCCCAGGCGGCGATTTCCTGATGGGACAGAGGGGAGTGGATGTCCGGCCGGCGGCCGTGCAGCTCGCGCCACCAGCCGATCAGGTAGGCCAGGGCCGGGTGCGGCTCTGGCACATCCAGGTCGGGGTGGCGCGTGCCAGTGCGCTCAGCGAACTGCAGCAGGACGGCCAGGCGGGTTCTGCCCTGAGCGTCTGGCACGTGCAGCCGCTGCACCGCAGCGACATGCGCGCACAGGCCAGCCGTCAGGGCGTCAGAAAAACCGCCGCATCCTGGGCCGCGTTGAAGACCTGCGCGGCGAGCCAGTCGTAACCCGGGTGGGTCAGCAGCCGGCGGGCCTCGCCGGGCGTGCACGGCAAGGGCCGGCCGCCCTCCTCCATGCCAGTCCAGTCGATGACCGCCGCGGCCGCCAGCTCAGCGTCGCGCGTCTTCTCCAGGGCCTCGAAGTCAGGGCGCTTCCCGCGCACCGCTTCTGCCACCGCCTGCTGGTGCCGCTCGACAGCCAGGCGCACCGCATCGGAGCGAGCGCCCCGGATGTGGACCCTGATGTCGGTCGGCGAACCGTCCGGCCCCTTGATGTCGATCCAGGCGCCCGCGTTGCCGCGGTCGGCCATGTTCAGCTTGCCGATGTCCATCAGGACACCTGCGAGTCGACGATCACCATGGCGGTGGTTTCCAGCGCCGTGCCGCTGGCCAGCTTGCCCATCGACAGGTCGCCGCTCAGCTGGATGGCCGGGCCGTCGGCGCTCTTGTCGGCGCCCATCACCTTGACGCTGGGCAGCTTGATGATGACGAACTCGCTGGTGGCGGTCGCATCGGCGAACAGGTACAGGTACAGCGGCGCCTCGGTCTCGGCGTCGAAGTTGGCCAGGGCCCCGCCACTGGCGTTGTCGAACAGCGCCGACATGCTGCCGGTGATGGTCACCGACTCGCGGAACACGTCGGGCGACTTGTTCGAGCCGATGACCGCGCGGACGTCGGCGCCGCTGTCGAGGTTGATCTGCAGCTGCTGCACCACCGCCGAGTCGGTGCCGTTGTATCGCAGCAGGCCGTTCGGGCCAGCCAGCAGCGAGCCGGTCGGCGCGGCGGCGATGGTGGTGAAGTACTGGCTGGTGCCGGTGGGCGTGGCGTCGGTGCCGATCAGGCCGAACGACACCTGGGCATGCGCGCCGGGTGCGATGTCCATGGCCATGGTGTTGACCACGGCATCCTTGATCGAAGTCTGGTTGGAGACGTCCGGGTGCCAGTCGTCGATCGTGAAATAGTCCTTGGTGTGGCTGCTGCTCGGGATCTGCAGCTTCTTGCCTGGCACGGTGATGGTCACGCTGGCGCCGGCCGACTCGGTCGTGATGCCGGTCAGCCAGGTGTCGGCGTGATAGGTCATCGACAGCGCTGAGACCGTGGCCAGGCGGAAGTTCTTGCCGTTGTTGGCGCTGGCCGCGAAGCCGCTGGCGCGCACGATGTCGCCCACGCAGAAGCCATCGGTGATGAAGCTGCCCGAGGCGCGGCTGATCGTGCGGGTGGTGGCGTTGATGCCGATGGTGGTCAGCGCCGTGGTGGTGATGCTGGCAGCCCAGGCGGCGCGCAGTGCGGCGGCCATCAGGTCCTTGTGGCCGGCCATCTGCAGCTCTTGGTCGATGCTGGCCTGGCCGCGGCGCAGGCCGTGGCGGGGGTTGCTGCGCTGCTGGTCGGTGCGGATGCTGTCGGAGGTGAACGACTCCTTCGACAGGCCCATGGCCGTCGACGGGCGGAAGTTCAGCGCGATGCCGGCGCCTACGAGTGCGAGCGTGCCGAGCGCGCTCTGCTTGCCGATGGTGATCTTGCGGCTGGCAATTTCTGCGATGGTCATGGTGGACCCTTTCAAGGTGGCGCGGGCATGCCGCGCGGAGGCACGAAAAAGCCGCCCGTAGGCGGCCAGGAAGCGACTGCCGGCCCGAGCCGGTCAGGGGAAGACGTTTGCGTGATACCGGATCGACACCGGCACGCAGTAGCGGTCGGTCTCGATGTAGGCCGGGCCGACGGTGGGCGTGTTCGTGATGTGCACGGTGACGGCGCCGCTGGTGAAGGATGCGCCGCGGGAGAAGGCTGTGCGGATTGACTCGGCGCGGGTCTCGGCGTTCTGCGGGCCGGGCCCGATCGGGTAGCAGAGCGTCACCTGCATCACGCCGATGTCGCGGTGCATGCCGGCGCCGATGGCCGGGTTCTCCGGCGTAGCGCGCAGCAGGTTCACTCGCTGGTAGGCGGTGCCAGCGGTCGGCGTGAATGGCACGTTCTCGAACTGCGTTGCCAGCGAGGGGCTGATGCTGTTCAGCGCCACTTCCAGGGCGGCGCGCAGGGCTCGGATGCTCATCGGTTCACCTGTCCTGCAAGGGTGGCCACCAGGCCCTGAAACTCGGCAACGGTCACGCGGACCATGCCGGCCGGAGCCTGCTGGCTGCTGCCGTATTCCAGCCGCAGCGCATAGGGCAGCGCGTTGGACAGCCACACGGTGGAGCCCAGGTTCATCGAAGCGATGACAGCGCCGCCGGCTGCTTTCGCGCTGCCGCCGCTCGGGTCGGTCTTGTCGACCGGGCTGAAGGCTGCGTTGCCGATCGTGGTCTGCCAGTTCGCCCGGGCCCGGCCGGTGTCCACGGGTGTGCGGACGACGATTCGGTCAAGCATCTCGACGGCCACTTTGCGGATCACGACATCGGTGTTGCCCTTGGCCTTGTCCACGAAGGCGCGCACGTCCAGCGCGAACCGGTTCTGCCGGCCAGGGCCGACGAAGGCGCCGCCGGTGGCCATCAGCCGACCACCAGCGCCAGGCCGTGCAGCACCGCCACCCCGGCCGGCTTGAGCGAGTCGGCACCGATCACGCTGTAGGTCGTGCCACCAAACAGCACCGTGCAACCCGGCACCGGTGTGGCGGCCAGGCCCGAGGCGGCCATAAGCATCCAGGCCTGTGCACGTGCCGTGACGTCGGTCGAAAACACCATGCCGGTGCCCTTCATGGCGCCAGGCGGCAGAAGCACAGCGACAGCGCTGGAGCTGGCCGGCGAGTAAGTGGCCCCGCCAGTGGCCGGATCGTAGGTGCCAGAACCCGGCACGGTCAGCGTGGCGGCTGCGCCAGCCTCCTCCAGGGACTCCAGCGCGCCGGCGGCAATCTCGGTGTAGTCGATGGCCATCAGAACCAGCCTTGCGCCGGCGTGGCGCAGTTGATGCAGTAGGGGCCCAGCTCGCGGTGGATGCGGAAGACGTCGCAGCCGCAGTTGCACTCGAAGCGCTCAGTGCCGCGCAGCACCGAGTGCAGCATGTGGCCCTTCGTGCCATGACAGGCCGGGCACTCGAGCTCGTGCACGCCCACCGGTGCGACGGCCTGCCACTCGTGGCCGCAGGCAGCGCACCTGGCAGCGCCGGTCATGTGCGGCTCGCGCTCCTCGCGGGCAGCCGCGAGTGACAGCACCTGTGCGCCCACGATCAGCCCCGCACCAGCCGCAGCGCGCTCGAGCTGCCGCCGTCGGCCAGCAGCGGCCCCAGCAAGCGGTCGACTGCCATGTAGCGCTTGACCGCTACGCTGCCGGCCGCGTATTTGGTGGTGATCGGGCCGACGGTTCGCTCGGTCACGGCCTGCCCGACGTCGGCCAGCAGCTCGCCGGCCGAAGCCTTGAGCGCCAGCTCGGCGCAGGCGTTGCGGACTTCGGTGGGCACGCTGGTCTCGCTGTAGTAAGCCACGAAGCGGCCATCGCTCGTGTCCGGCTTCGGTACGTTATGGCGCGGCCAGTCAAGCGCCTGGGTGTCGGTCCTGCGGTAGCCGGCCCAGCGCAGGCGGTAGGTCTGGCCCATGTAGACCGTCGCCCGGCGCAGCGCCTGCTCGCGCAGCGCGTCCGTGGCCAGAGCCGCCCAGGCGGCGTTGCCCATGGCTGCGTGATAGGTGGTCGCATCGGCCAGGCTGCAGAAGCTCTCAGCGTCTGCCCGTCCGGTGCCGTCTTCAGTGATCAGGGCCATGGGCTTCCTTCGGCGCCAGCTGGCGCACCATCTCGTCGGCCAGATCCCGCTGCGCCGACAGCGTCAGCCACGCCAGCACCGCCAGCACCAGCGCCGTCTTGCCGGCCAGCGCCGGCAGCACCAGGCCGAAGCTCAAGCCGGCGAACATCACGAGGTGCTGCATGCGCACCGGCGTGGGTGTCTCGTGCGTCATCTTCGCC